ACGAGCGGCCCATGGCATGTGGTTCGAGTGCAAGTGTGGTTGGATCGGTTGGTTAGAACCGGTTGCTTTGAAATGAGTTTAACCGAACTCCGAGCTGATTTAGCCGAATTCCGGTCCGTGACTGCGGCGCATTTATAGGAATTCTATATAAGGATGGAGCGAGTGGAGCGACCTTTGCCTTATAATATTAAGGCAAAGCTCCCCCTCCCCCGCGGTTAAAGGATGGTTCGCCCACCCCGTGAAAAGCGCTTAAATGGCGTTCGATTTCTCTTGACGTACCCACAATCCGCCGAGGTCTCCATCGACGAACTCGCCGACTTCATCTCGTCTCTTCCCAACTTTCTCTGGCTTGAGATTGTTCAAGAAAATCACCATGAGCACGGAATTCACTATCACGCCGTTGTCGTTTTCGCCGAACGCGTCCAAGGGAACATGCGATTCTTCGACTTCGCGGGACGCCACTGCAACATCCAGTCCATCAAGAATGCCACCACCGACCTTGTCCGCTGCCGGCACTACATCCGCAAGGGAGCGGAACGCGCTAAAGAGGACGAACACGATATCGCGTCCCACAAGAAAAAAGCGTGCGACTATATCATCGAGCCCGACACCCGTGGGGAGCCGCCCGAGTACGTTGCAACGTCAGGACGCCTCAATTGGGGTGGGATCCTGGCGGAGTCCAAGTCCCGAGAGGAGTTCTACTCCCTCATGCGACTCCACCAGCCTAAGGAGTGGATTATGGGACACCGGTACGTCGAGTACTACGCGGACAAGTTCTTTGCCCCGGCGAAACGTCCGGAAGCAGTCTATCCCCCGTCGTCTTGGGTCGTTCCTTCCGAGTTGGATGCATGGTGTAACGAGGTCTTCAGTGAGGTAAGCATATCTCTCATGCTCACGCATAAGCTCTTTTGTTTTTGTAGTGTGTATGGTTGACATGTTTGCTTATAGTTTAATTATTTAGCCGAAACCGGACCGGCCGAAAACCCTCCTCCTCATTGGCCCCACCCGACTTGGTAAGACTTGTTGGGCCAAATCACTTGGCCGTCACAGCTACATGTACGGACTGTGGCACAGCGACAGTTTTGACGACACCGCTGATTATCTCATCCTCGACGACTTCAACTTCGACTTCTTCCCGGGGATGAGAAAGGGATTTTGGGGTGCTCAGGAAGTGATCACCACGACGGACAAGTACAGGAAGGGTGTTGCGCGTTGGGGGAAACCACTTATGTGGCTTTGCAACGACGAGCTTAACCCGTTCGAGGCACGAAACGCGCGGGGGGATTTCGTGATGCCCGAGTCTGAGCGAGCGTGGTACCGTGCTAATTGCGTAGAAATTAGAATCACGGAACCGATGTTTAGAGTGGAGGAGGAAGTTAGTTTAACGCAGCTTAGTGCGAATAGTTTACGTAGACGTGATATTCCTGGGTTAGAAGAATCGGACTCAGAGTCCGACTAATAAAACACCTTTTTTACCTAACCCTTTCCGAATGTGTTATATGTGAAGTGTGTATATTTGCTGCCCCCTAACGCTAAGTGATGCGAATTGCCTAATGCCTAATTCCCCTACGCGTCCTTGAAGTACAGGGTAGTGTTGATCCGTCCCTTTGTGAAGTTCCGGAAGTCCGACGACAACCCTGGAGCGAAGTACTCCAGTGCCCAGTACACTTGGAGCCCCTTTATCTCACCCATGATGAGAGCTGAGTCAGCGAGCTCAACAGCTTTCTCGATCTTGCGTCCGATGGGAATATAAAACTTCTTATGCGTCATCGCGTTCATGCTGCCATTATTATCCAGCTTGAACGTCTTCTGAAATCTGACTTTGACGTAATCCATGTTCCATTTGGAAACGATTGGATCACCCGGATAATCCGGGTCAAAGTTTATTGCACTAGGGGTAATTTGGGAGAGGAGGGTGAAGCTTGGCACTTCGAACACAGTAAGTCGGAACCAGACGTCATAATTTCCCCCTGGAATGGAGACTCCGTCTCCACTCCAGAACCATCCCTCCCATCGGAAACCTCTGGATTGCAGGTCATTGCCAATGAATGTGTGATCATCGGGAGCCGGATTGCTGCCTTGATTGGTTGGGATTGGCGCGAAGATATTGACCTGGAAGGCGTGGGATGAGCCGGGGGATACAAAACCCGTGGCGTTGAGGTAGTCCACCAGGGACGTCGTGGTTGGGTTTGCTTTGGTTTCCACCGGGGCTTGGCTGATCCTGATGATCGCGGCTTTCTGCCGGTCGGAGAAAACCTTCCGCCCTTTGCGGCGGCGGCACGAGCGGCCCATGGCATGTGGTTCGAGTGCAAGTGTGGTTGGATCGGTTGGTTAGAACCGGTTGCTTTGAAATGAGTTTAACCGAACTCCGAGCTGATTTAGCCGAATTCCGGTCCGTGA